AGGCTCTCTAGCAACATCAATAACTCAAGTCGTCCCATCAGGTACAAAAGCATATGCGGTTGATGGTTCGACGTTAAAAGTAATTGACATCTCGAATCCTACGCTTCCAGTTCTATCAAATAGTAGTACCTCCCATGGGGCAAGTAGCATTGGAATTAAGGGGACTGTTACATACCTTGCGAGTCTTTCTGTTGAAACTAATAACACCCAAGGCGGCCTTTGGGTTATTGATTTAACCACCCCTTCAAGCCCATCAATTCTAGCAGACGTATATGGGGCATTTGAAAATAAATCCATAGCAACCTCGGGTTCCTTAGTAGCTATTGCTGGGGGAACTCTTGGAATGAAGATTGTAAATATAACTACCCCAAGTGCTCCAACCACGGTAGGAGCTCTTACATTACACAATATAACATCAGTAACCATGGCGTCGAACTATGTATATGCTATTGAACTCGTATCAGGAAACCCAGGACATAGTGATTTAATCGTCGTGGATATTTCAACTCCCAGTAGCCCATTAATAGTGGGTCGTGTTACACTCCCATCTTCAAGTAGTGGACTTGCTCCTGGGGTAGCCGTCTCAGGGAGCAATGTATTTGTCACCGCTGGTAATGGGACACTTATGGTATATAACGTATCGACGCCGAGTGCTCCTATAGTCGCAGGATCTGGGGCTATACCTGCAAGTGGAGGAAAGGTTATCATTTCTGGAAATCGAGCGTATATCGCAGGGGGTAGTGTATTAGAAGTCGTAGATATAACAACTCCTACTAGTCCTAATCTCTTAGGATCGACTACTACTACAGTTACCGATGTAGCAGTATCTAGCACTAAGGCCTATACTGTAGATGGTTCCACATTACGTGTATTTGACGTATCTGGTTCTACCCCCATGATATTAAGTAACCGAGTTGTGGCTAGTGTGCAAGGAGTATCTGTAATTGGTAATACAGTTGCTCTCACGAGTCCAGGACTTTCCCATGCAGATTTAAGTGGTGGAGTATATGACTTCAACCTATCTACTCCCACAAACCCTCAACAGGTTCAACTCCTTATGGTCCCTGGAACTTCAAGAACTATAACTGCTGCAGGGAGCACATTCTACGCGGGCGATAATGCGTCTGTTGTCGATGTAATCCAGGTGGTGCCATAATGGGACAGGGATCGTCACCGAGCGCGGCAGGAGGCGCTTCTGGCGCCGAAGGTGGAGGCATGGGTCTTGGAATTTTAAGCTCTCTTGGAGGTTTGCTCGGGGGTCTAGGCGGGGGCCAGGGGCCTTCGTCTGGGGCCACAAGCCCCTCGACTACTCCATATTACATTGAAAACCCTAATATTGGTCGAGACACAGGAGGTGGAGCAGGGGGAGGAGGGGGGCTTATAGCACAACTCGGGCAACTTTTGAAAGATCCTCAGGTTCTTCAAAGTCTATCTGATGTAACTAAAAACCTAGGCAAAACAATCGCGGCGGGAGATAAGGTCCCAGGACATGCTGCGGCTATGTTGATGCAGGCTTCGCAGCCTCAGCCCTCACAGGCGTCTCCATCTTCTGGAACTGGCCCATTCCTTGGAGACATCCCCAACTTCTCCCCCCAACAGGCTCAGACACTTCTACAAGCAATGGGAATCCCCGGTGGGTTCCAATCTTTGAACCCCCGTGGTTAAGGTGCTAAGAAAGGAGAGGAAATGAAAGGAACGATGAAGGGAATGATGCATGGACCTAAGGCAGGAAAGAAGGGCATGCGAGGAATGAAAGGTGGGAAGAAAGGGAAGAAGTGAGCGCGTGTTTAGGCCTGCGGATAGAAGAGTGTTGCATGAGGTGCTTGCACGCCAGGTTGGTATTGAGGAGTCGCTGAAGTCGATTGTAGCTATCTTAAGAGAAATGGCAGGGCCGAGGGTTCGATTCATATATACCGTAGGCGCTGCCCAACTAAAGGAGAAGAAAATGCCTCTTGATGTAACAATCACCAACGTGCAGAAGATTGATATCACAGCAAGTCCGACGACGGGAAGTGGGAAGCCAGCTAAGCTCGACGGGCCGCTTAAGGTTACTGTCCAGAGCGGAGACTCAACCGTAACCCAGGACCCTGCAAATCCGTTGATGTTCACCCTCGTCTCCTCTGATACCCCTGGGGATACGGTGTATCTGGTCGATGGGGATGCCGATCTTGGAAGTGGAGTCGAGGACATCCAAGATACCATCACCCTTCATGTAACTGGTGAGAACGCGAAGAACCTCGGGTTGGTCGCTGGAAGTCCGGTCGATAAGTAAAAAATGAAGAGAGGGCGGAAGCGTTCGGGGAGGGCACTTTCACATGAAGCTGATCGTGTCGGCCCCGAACGCTCAGCGCCGGATCAGTTGGTTCGAGATCAAGCGAAAAAGAAAAGAAAGAGAGGACGATAATGAAAACCCGAAGGGTCGTCCTTACCGTCGAGACAGATACGGATGCCGACGTGGAAGAATTGAAATCTTGCGTTACAGATGCCCTGACTAATATGGTAGGAATGCGAACTTGTACCCAGGTTTCCATTGAACAGGTGCAAGCGAATGTTATCAAAAAGAAAAAGAATTGATGCTAGCACCTTCCGGGATCGCCTCGCTTGTACCTGGATCCAAGGTTCCCTTTGGAGAGGTGGAGCTTAAGAAATGTGTCGAGTACCATACGAAGGAACTTGAGGAGGCGTTGGATGAGCATGAGGGTAGGGAAGCTAGAATTGATGAGTGGGAACGACTCTATCTCGGAGAGCCTCGACAAAAGCAGAGAAACTTTCCTTGGCCTGGAGCTGCAAACCTCGAGGTCCCCCTCGTCGGCTTTACCACTGATTCAATTGTGGCCCGGATACTCAATACCATCTTTGTCATGGAGCCTTTCTGGACAGTTAGACCCCTGCGGAAAGAAGTTGATAAAGTTGCTAAACCGGTAGAGCATTACATTGATTGGTCCCGGAAAGCAGAGTTCGACTTGTATAGGGCTTTCAAGCCTGCTGTCATCCAGACTACAAAGTTTGGTTGGAGTTGGCTTAAGTACGGTTGGGAGACTTATACAAATCGAACTTATACCCTCGATGACTCAGGGGAACCGAGGGTGATTGACGAGCAGGTTAGGCGCCCTACCGTCTACCATGTCCCCGTCCAAGACATGATTATCCAAGCTGGAATCGAAGACGAGCGCCAAGCAGAGTGGATCTGTCACCGCGTCCGCCTAACCGATAACCAGATGAAGATGCGAGCGCACGATGGAATATATGACAAAGGATGGGTCGAGAGAGCACTCAAAACAAAAGACACCGATCGGTCGGTTGATCGGAATCTGCAGGACTCTCGAGATAATCCGTACCTACGAGAAGAAAAGCTCAACACCATCTACGAATTCCATAGCGCCTATCCCTATAAGGATAACGTCCCGATCGACATGATGCTCACATGGCACCACGGCCTCCGAGAATTCGGCCGTATGATCTTCAACCCCTACCCTTGGCGTCCGTATACGAAGCTAACCTTCGTCGAACGCGAAGGCAAAATGGAAGGCCTTGGCATTGCTCGACGATTATACCAACTCCAAGAAGAGATCAGCACCATCCACCGACAAGAAGTCGACAACAGCACGGTCGCTAACACCCGCTTCTTCCTCGGCAAAAGAGGAGCTGTCCGCCCTGGGACTCAAATATGGCCTGGACGTTTCCTCACTGTCGGAGATCCTGAACGGGACGTCAAAGCTTTCCAGCTCGGAGATATTGGCGTTAGTATGCGTACTCTTGAAGTACAGGCTCTCGGATATGCCGAAAGGGCGTCAGGTATTAGCGATCCTCAGCTTGGAAGGGAGTCGCAGGCTTTAGGAAGTCGAGCAACGGCAACTGGGACCCTCGCGATGATTCAAGAAGGAAACCGGAGGTTTGACCTGAATGTTCGAGACATTCGAGAGTCTGGCTCTGAAGTTGGTAGAAGGCTCCTTGAACTTAATCAACGCTTCCGTCCCCGAGGAACTTCGTATTTCGTCGAAGGAGAAGACGGACAATACGTCGAGCAGGTGCTCGATCTGCCTCCTGAATTTAGTGCAGCAAAGCTTGCAATTGAGCTTACCGCTTCCACAGCAACCATTAATAGAGAAACTGAGAAACAGGGTCTTATTGGATTGCTTGGCGTTGTTACTCAATATTATGAGCGACTTGTCCAGGCCGGTATGGTTGTGTTCAACCCACAAGCACCTCCTGAGCTTAAGGAGCTCGTTGTACGAATGTCTAAAGGAGCAAAACACATTGTAGATCGCATCGTCCAAGACTTCGACATCCGCGACGTAAATACCGTCGTCCCGGCTTTAATAAAAGATGAGGCCATGAATGAAATGGCAAGAGGAAATCAGGGAGGCCCCCCGGGTCCTCAGGGAGGTAGCCCTCAGCCCGGCATGGAGCAGCTTCTTCAAATGGCTGGAGGAACTCCAGGAAACGGCGCTTCAGGAACTGGAGGAGAGCAGCCGATGGGAGGAGTTCCTTGAGACTCGAGCAGGAATCAAGGTCCTCCGGACCATCGCTGGTTGGAAAGACCAACTCCGCGACGCAGTGAAAGAACTACAGCATAGAGGAGACCAAGGAAATGGCGGATAATGAAGAGGAGCAGATTGCTCCTACTGAAGAAGAACAGAAGTCTACCGAGGAAGCAAAGCAGGAAGCCGAGAAGCCAACTGCTGTAACCATGGAAATGATCGAGCAAATGCGAGCTGAAAACAATCAGCTTCGCGAGGTTGCAATGAAGGCTCAGCGAGATAGCGCTGCGTCGCAGGAATATTTGCAACGGATGGTAAATGAACTTAAGTTAGCAGCAGCTAGAGGTAACACACGGGGTGGGGAGGGGTCTAGTGAGGGTGTGGACATGAGAGAGGCCTTGAATGAAAATCCCGAGGCCGTCCTCGACCACCACTTCGCCACGAGGATGCAGCCCTTGATCCAACAATCGCTGGGTTATCAGATTGAAACCGCTAAGACCCTGTTTGAACAGAGGCATTCTCAGGATGAGGATTATGTAGCTTACAAAGATGAGCTTACCGAGTTCATGAAAGGGATCCCACCTGAGGTGAAGGCCAACCCTGCCGCGTGGGACAATGCAATGGATTTCGTCCGTGCAAAGCACCTTAAGGAAATCGTGGAGAGACGGACGAATAAGATCCACAAGATGGACAAGCAAGCCTTTGGGGAGCCCCCGTCGGGGAGTGCTCCTATGTCTAGTAAGAAGCCGACCCTTAACGACGACCAGAAGGCGATCGCTGAGGGCCTCGGTCTAACCGAAGCTGAATATATGGAGTTCTTGATACCATGAATGAAGAGAAGAAAGAACCCGTAATCGAGTCTTTTAAAGACGAGGCCGACCGGGCGCAGTTCGACGCCACGGGACTCGTGGATGCGGACCCGAACAAGGTCTATAGGTGGTCTCGTAAGAAGGATATCAATGTAGCCCGACATAAGTACAACGGCTACCAAGTGGTCGATACCACCACAGATAAGGTCCGTTCGGTCCTCGACGATGCGACGAAGATGAAAAAGGGAACCGACGTTTCCACATCGATCGAATGGGCTGATATGGTTTTAATGTCAACTAGTAAGGAGAACCATCAGAAGCTCCTTGCTGCTAGAGATGCAAAGATCAAACGCCGAACACAAGGGGTTTCCGCGTCGTTCAAGAGGGCGGCGGGCCGATATAGCCCGAGCCAATTTAGTGCTTACGAAGAGCATCGAGATAACAAAGAGATGCGCGGGATGAGCGAGAAGGCATTTGGTAAATTCCTCGAAGAGCAGAGGCATGAGGAGTCGCGAAAGAGGTAACATATGGCGATTATCGCAAAGCGCCGTATCGAAGTCGCGAAGACGGTTCACGGGAACAGTCCATGGACTCAGTTATTTCCCGAGGCCGCGTCGCAGACGTTCAAACTCGGTGCGGTTGTTACACTTGTAGCAGGAATGGCCCAGGAGGCGGGGGCTAACCCAACTCGGATCCTGGGGATCGCAGCGGAAGATGGTCATAACGATCCCATCGCGGGGCATAGCTATCTCACGGTGTGGATCGCGGATGACGAAACTATCTTCGTCGCTAACCTAGCCGGTGCGCAGACCACCGCGATTACCGACGTAGGCGCTGGGTATGCGATCCTGAAGGATACCGGCGCCCCGGGCGGGGACGTTTGGGAAGTCGACAAGTCAGATTCCACAAATCGACGCGTCATCGTCGTCGATCTAGACCGAAGGGATAACATCGGAGACGAGGCAGGACGTGTGCTTTTCATGTTCTTCTCGATGTTCCGAGTCCTTTCGTATACCTCATAAGAAAGGAGGACGGAGATGCCAACTACCACAGGACAGATTAGCCAGCTGCTGGCCCCCGGCCTCCGGAAGATCTTCTTCCAGCATTTGAAGGAGAGGCCGACTCGGTACTCAAAGATCTTTAACATGAACACTTCCTCCCGTGCATATGAGGAAGACCTCGAGTTCGTCGGGCTTGGGACGATGCCTCAGAAGCCTGAAGGGAACTCGATTCAGTACCAGGATCCTACGCAGGGTGCGAAGAAGCGTTACACACACATCTCCTTTGGTTTGGGCTTTAGGGTCACGGTTGAAGCGTATGAAGACGACCTATATGGCCCCATGAAAAGGATGACCCGAGAGCTTGCGAAGGCGGGGAGGAATGTTCGTGAAGTACGTTCCTTTAACGTGTTAAACAACGCCTTCACAACTGAGTTCGGATTTCCGAAGTTCGGTGCTAATGAGCCTCTTATCAGCACGGCGCATACGTTGATTGGTGGGGGAACCCAAGCTAACCGGGCTGCGGTTGATGCAGATTTAGGAGTAGCTTCCCTCGAAGCAGCAATCCTGCTGTTCGATAACCTCGTCGAAGAAGAAGCCTCTATTCCGATTGTGATTAAGCCGAAGCATCTCATTATCCCTTCTGCGTTGAAGCAGGTCGCGAGAGAGATTCTAGGCTCGGAATTCCGTCCTTATACAGCGAACAACGAGGTCAATGCGATCATTCAGAATGATAGCATAACCGATATGGTTGTGCACTACCTCGCTGATTCCGATAGTTGGTTCTTGCTTGCGGATAAGGACGAGCATGATTTGAACTTCTTTGAACGTGCAGCGATCCGGTTCCAGAATGGTGACGATTTCGATACTGGCGACGCGAAGTTCAAAGCCTTCCAGCGTTTCTCCGTAGGTGCTGGCGAGTGGAGAGGAATCTTCGGAAGCTTGGGGGCCTAACATGGCAATGAATGAAAGAGTCGAAGGGAAGACAATCTTCGGTTCTCCCCACGCGAGTAATTGTACGGTTGGTGTAAACACGAGAGAAGGTACTGCTTCTTTCGTTAGCCTCTTGGACTCAAAAGGGCAAGAGTGGTTCCTTTGGTTTGATACATCGGGAAACCTCCGCCGTGCGACAGCGCTCCCTGCGGATCCCGATGTGAATGGAACCGTAGTAGGACCCTGAACAAATGAAATGGTGGAAGGTACATGAGGTCGTGGAGAGCATGAGACTCGAGACGTCTCTGTATCTTCCAGCCATTTCTAACAAACGGGGCTTTAGTAGCTCTCGCATTGAGCATATGTTAGATCGGCTTGTAGCGGAACTACCCAACGAGGAATGCTACCTAGAAGTGGGAACCCTAGAAGGTAGAACGCTACAAGCCGCGTCTATTACCAACACAGGTAAAAAGATCTTTGGGTGCGATCCAGGAGATAAGTATCATTCAAACCCAGGAGTCCTCCCTGGGCATGTCGAGTTCTTTAACGAGTCATGGGAGGATACTTTGATTCGACTAAAGTATCCCATTGGATTGGTATTCTACGATGCTGACCACAGTGCGGTGGAGACGAGACGGTTTATGGATTTTGTGGTTCCGCATTTGGCCAACGAGGCAGTACTTATCCTTGACGATTGGGACAGGGAGTCGGTTCGCCGGGGAGCCTTTGAATCTCCAGACTGGCGCCTCCTGCGAGAAATGCCTGAATACACAGACGGTCTTACATGCCCACCCAATCATTTTGGGTACTACTTTGGAGTAGCGCTATTTGGGTATCGGGAAAATGTCTGAATATCCCTGGGAAGATCCGAATGCTGAAGAGCACATCAAAACCCGACGGCCGGTCATGGAAATCGAAACTAGCGCTGGCATTCGGAAGGATCTTAACAAGCGTAGACCAGCGGACGAACTCCCAGAGTCACTTCGTCACGTTGATTTTGGGATTGTTATTATGTCTCATAGGGGACATTCAAACGGGCGTCTTAGCGTTCTCCTCTCTTCTATACCTGAAAACTATAATGTGGTTGTATCGAGTGACTCAATAGCCCCTGAGGATATCTATGAAGATCAAGAGATCTCCTATTGGCATGGTGCTCAGTTCAAACATTGCAAACCATGGGGAGGTCGAGCTAAGAATGCTCGCCATTGCATGGATTCTAGCCCTTGGCTCGCTACTCTTTTTCTTTGTGATGACGTATGGCTCTTTCCTGAAGCGGTTTTGGATTCTCTACGGTGGTACACTACGTTCATTAGACATGATATTCCTCTAGCCGCCTTGGCCGTGCCAGGATGGGAGACATATGCCAACTTCTCCAAATGGGGTTTTACAAGCTGGAAACAATGCCTTGAAGAACCTTGGCGTTTTGAAGGAATTCCTCCGAACCCGTGCTTTACCAAGTGCCCTTCCTTGTACAAAAACCCGTTTGGTGCGTGTATGCTCATTAATCGAGGAGCTTACAACGACCTTGGAGGATTTGCTACCGAGTATTGGGCCCATGATGATGTCTTCAACCACAAAGTCTGGACGTCTAAAAGATGGGTCAACGCCGCTTACAGCGGAAGAGGATACATGCACCTTGGCGCCCAGTCTTGGCATCATGGGGAATCGAAGGAATGGGTAGGGGAATTCGCTGACGCGGCTGGTATGACAGCTGAGGAAAGTGGCCGCCTACAGACCGAAGCGATGAACGAGTGGAAACCCAAACTAGCGAGCAAATTCGAGTCGCTCGGGGGACAGGCGGCGGTATGAAAACCTTTGGTCTCCCGTCAGGGATAGGTGATGTATCATGGGCCTACTCAAAACTTGTAAATGCGGGGCGCTTTGTGTATCAAGTAGCGGATGGCTGGCCACATCGAACTGTCCCATTCATGGAGCTTCTACCTGGAGTAGAAACCGCATGTTACGGTCAATTCAACTTCGGGGACATAGTAGCGTTCGAGGGAATGCATGGTTACCACCCGAATGGATCTTGGAAGGATATAGAAGCCAAGGGCTTTGGTGTGACTCTAATCGAGCCCAATCGGCACCTAGAGATGGGAAAGCGGCTCGAGGACTGGTTGCCTGATCTAGAGTGTAACTTTCATTATGAGATCAATGTTCCTCAAGAGGATCGACTTAAAGCGAGGAATCGCCTCGCTACTCATCCAAAGCCTTGGACTGGGATCTCTGCAGCTAGCTACAGGGGGTCAGAGGCGTGGAAAACATGGGGTTACAAGGAATGGTCTCCATTCTTGAAGGACTGGAAGTCTGAAGTAGGTGGCACCATCTTCCTAATTGGTGGCTTCTGGGACGACTTGACTGATACATTGGCGGACGATGGCTATGTCTCTCTTGTGGGAAAAAGCAATATTGGTACCGTGGTATCTATACTTGATCTTCTTGACTATTACATTGGCTTCAGTAGTGGTCTTGGCGTGGTTAGGACCGTTTTGAAGAGGAATGCATTTATGCTTTGGCCCGACTTCCAGGCGGAGTTGAGTACAAGCTGGGCTCCCCTCGACATGATTGAATCCGGGACATACGTAGCCCAACTTTGGCGAGACCCAACCCTCGTCATTAAGCGAGCCCGCCGTTGGCTCAAGGACGTCGAGTGAATATTGATGAAAAGGAGTATATTAACTTAGTAATCACAAGAGAAACAAATGTGATTCTCGAGCGCCTCCGTGGGATGGATATTGAGGCTAAGAAAGATTCAGCAGAACTGTCTAGGAGATTAGAAGAATTGAACCATGCACATGCAAATGCGGAGAGAGATAGAGGGAAGTATGTAGAGAAAGCGGTATATGACGACTGGCGGGATGGAGTAAATAACACTCTCGCGGAGATGAAAGGCCGATGGGCTGTAATATCTGCAATATCAGCGTTGATTGCTTCTATGGTTGTTGTAATAGCCCGAACTTGGTTCTTACATTAAAGGAGGAATTGAATGAGCCCAATGATGATCATTACCATTATTCAGACATTAGCTCCTATCATTCTCCCAATTGCGAGTGCAGGTCTAACTTGGCTCTTTAGCAAGCTCCTTGGGAGCTTCAACCCTGCCGTGCAGGCGCAGATTCGAACTTACCTTCCTGCAGTTTCTGCAACCTTCGGGGCGGTTTTAGCCTCCATGTCTGGCTATCCAATTAGCGATGGTATCGTAGCGGGTCTCGCGGGAACGGGAATCCATCAGCTCGTAACCCAGCCTGTGAAGGCTGCTAATGGGAAGAAGTAAATGCCATCTCGGGTTAAGTTGTTAGACGCTGGGATAGCAGGGTCCACGGGCACCCCGTTCAAGATCGGAATGGGAGCACCTCCATATGTGATTCGAGTCGTAGGCGGATATACAAATGGATCAGGAGCAGCGGGGACTAACGGAGTTAGTATCGAAACGAGCCCTGATTTCAAAGCTCCAGTTGATATCAACAACCCCTTTCCGACAGCGATGCAAATCGCATCTGCAAATTGGAACCGGGAAATTGGCCATGTTGGAGGCGAGAACGAGACTGAGACGGAGCTTGGGGAATTGAAAGATCTCCATGATAAGGCTATCGCTTACATTACTCATTATGCCCTCTGGATCCGTGCGAAGCTTGGTGCGAATGCCGTAGGGACCGCAACCGTCTATTTAGAGATGAATAGGTGATATATGCCTTCTTACCCAATGGGACCTTTCTATACTGCTAATATACCAGATGAAGCTGAAAGAAAAGAAAGAGGTTATGATAAATCATATCCAAAACGTAGGCGTAGGACTGAGCCTACAAAAGCTGAGAAAAAGAAGTACAAAAAGATGGGATTAGTAGGTTGGTAAGATGAGCCGCTCCTTAGAAGACCTAACGCCGGAGGTCAAAGAGCTATGTCAACAGTTCCTCCAAGGGTGTATTAAAATTGGGCACCCGATGTTGGTTGTGCAGACATTTAGGTCGTTTGAGGAGCAGGAAGCATTGTATGCGAAGGGTCGATTTCGCCCGGGGCCGGTTGTAACATGGGCTCGAGCGGGTCATAGCTGGCACAACTTCCGTCGTGCATTCGATGTTTGCTTTCTTCGAGGGGGGGTTGATATAACATGGAACGGCCCTTGGGCGGATATTGGGCAGATTGGACGAGAGCTTGGTCTTATATGGGGTGGTGATTGGGACCAAGGGAAGCAAGATCGGCCTCATTTTGAGTACCACCCTGGAGTTACGCTTGAGATGGCCCGCGCGACGAATATGATCCCGAAAGTAAAGGATTACCTTGCCTAAGTTCTTCCTTTGGTCCGACGAGGGAGATGGAGCGTTCCTCGCTAGACGCCTCCAAACCGAAGGCCATCAGGTTCGGATGTATGCAAATAGCAAAAAGGCGAAGGACGTGTACCGTGGGATCATACCCCTCGCAACGCAACCTGATCCCCGAAGGGGAGAGATCGTCCTATTTGATATGGTCAAGTTTGGTCCCCAGGCCGATTCGCTCAGGAAGCGTGGATTCAAAGTCATTGGGGCCTCTAGGCTTGCGGATAGGATGGAGATAGATCGCCCCTACGGCGCTCAGGTGATGAAAAATGTTGGGATTCGAATTCCAGAGACGCATGTTTTTAGGTCTATTGGATCGGGTCAGCAGTTCCTTGAATCCCATAGAGACCATTGGTATTACAAACCAAGCGGTAATATGTCCTGTGACACTACGCACAACGGGGAATCTGATGATCTTATTAGATATCTCGAGTACTGTCGTAAGGAGCCTCCTGAACAGTTTGAATTACAGAAGAGGGTTGAGGGGACCGAGATAAGTCTTGAGGGTTGGTTCGATGGGAGGAAGTGGGTTTGGCCTTTCAACTCAACCATCGAGGATAAGAAATTCCTAACCGGAGATTTGGGCCCTCGAACTGGATGCATGGCGAATGTTGTATGGGCTTACGAGGAGTCGAGGCCTTTGCTAGCCTTGAAAACCCTTACAAGATGCGCTCCGTATCTCGAAGAAGCTGGTTACGTAGGCCCTATTGATTTGAACATGATCCTCGATAAAGAGGGAACGCCATATGGCCTTGAATGGAGCCCCCGCTTTGGGTACGATGCCCTGCAGGCGCTGTCGCTTCTCATACAAGGCGATTTTGGTCATCAGCTTGCTGAATTCGCTTCTGGGAGTTTGGATGCTTTTAATGTACGAACGGACGCATATGCGTTCACGCTTCAGACAAGTGTGCCACCCTATCCAAACTGGGAGCATGCCCAAGATGCCAAAGGGTTACCCCTTGATTCAGGGCTTTTAAAAGACGATAAAGTATTCCTACGGGATGTAATGTTGAAAGATGGAAAGCCCCTCGTAAGCGGTGCCGACGCTAGTGTTGCTACGATAGGAGCGGTGGGCACAGACCTGGACTCATTACGAAAGGAGCTCAAAGAGAAGGCAAGTGGCTTCCACATACCCAACACACAGTTTCGTACAGATCCGGTTTTGAGAGCTGAGAAGGTGCTCACCGCTCTTTCTTCGCTTATGTACGAGGGGCCATCTGTACGCATTGTTCCAGAGTCAATAAAGGACATACCAGCGCCTCGAGTTCCAAGGCGCGAAGCGCCTCAGCGTATGGTCCCAGGTGATAACACTAGGGTTGTTAATAGCAACCAGACACATACAAATCCAAATTGGGAAGCCCCAACGCACGACTAGATGGAGACTATAGCGGGAAGTGGGGATGAAATTCTTCAATTTGGTGGAGCCCCGAGACAGATTGGGATTAGTAATCTAGATGGATCAAATGGAATGAATGTTAAAGTAAATGGAGATCCCGTGGGGCAGTCGATTGAACCGAGTGGTAAGAGAGGTTGGAGAGTAAACAAGGGAATATATGATGTGACTATAACCGCCACGGGAAATTGGGAGGTAACTAGACAATAATGGGAGCCGCGGGGACACCTACGTACCAAGGTAGAGGCCAAGGCGGGGGTGGAGGTTCTCCTACTGGACCCGCTGGTGGAGACCTTACGGGTTTCTATCCGAACCCGACTTTGGTCGCCTCTGGTGTAACCCCTGCTTTTTATGGCGACTCGACACACTGGGTTCGACTTCAAATTGACGCTAAAGGACGGATTTTATTTGCTCAGAACATCGCGGCAACCGGAGGAGGTGGGGGTGTAATTGTAGATGACGAGGGCACCCCGCTTGGAACCGCCACGACTCTTGATTTTGTGGGAGCTGGCGTAACCGTTGGATTCTCTGCTGGAACAGCAACCGTCACAATCCCTGGAGGAAGTGGAGCTGATTGCACGACAGCTCCAACCCTCCTTTGCCTCGCAGGGAGAACGGGAACTAGCAACGACCCGATTATTTCAACCTCTCAAGGTGGTTCGATATATGGAACGAGTCTAACTACCTTCCCAGATTTTCTATTCCAAGGCCTCGCGTTGAATGCGACTGTTGATCCAGCGAATAGAGTGAATCCGATTTACCTAAACCAAAACACGACTAGCCTCACGGCTATCGTCCCAATCCTTTCGTTTGGGCTCTATCAACAACTAACCTCCCAGCCGATTACGATTAACGATGATCCAGTATTAGGGACCCAGGCGAATATAACTGGCTACGTAGTAGCTGGAAGTTGGATTATTGGAGATGATAGCGTAGGAGGATTAAAGGCTGACTTCCTTCAATTTGCTCCTACCATCATGAACCCCTCAGGGGTCGCGAAGAAACTTGTAAATGCGATTACAACGTTTGAAGATACCGCCAATCTAACTGCAGATAGTGCAGCTTGTACGATTGATAACTATCGAACTAGCCTTTCCCAACCGGTATTTAATACCTCCGGGGGAGGTACGTTAGTTGTTACTGCGTACCAAGGTTATGATGCTACGCCAGTTATTAATTCAGGAGCAACTATTAATGATCTTATAAGTTTTAGGCAAGATAAAATTACAGGTAGTGGCGCAATCGTTGATTGCGTTGCATTTAGTTGTGCTAATTCTGAAATTGCCGTTTCAGGAATATACGCATCACTTAGATCAACCGATCCCATGCGTGGCTTGAGGCATGTAGGTCCTGGGGTTTTCGGAGCGGACGCGGATCCTACGGGAGCTTATATCCTTGAGGCGATTGGGGATGCTCATATATCGGGGAAGTTGACGGTTGATGGGGCGATTGATCCAACGAATCTCATATTCAATGGAGCTACGGGGGGGAGTGTTATCGACCTAGGAACCGCGTCGGTAATTACAGAACCAGATCTCTTCTCATGGATTGAACAAGACCAGGCAGTTACGTTAGATACCCCAGACATTCGTTTTATGTATATAGGAGGAGGTAATTTTTGGACTCTTGAACAAAATGTAGCTATTCTTACAAATGCTTATGCTAATCCTACTATTCGAAATGATCCTAGTGTATCAATTAATGTCTTTACAACGGCGTTTATAGATGGACCACTCTACAGGGCTGATACTCTTAGTTTAACAGTAGCATACCAGGCTTTTTTAGCTTCACCGATATTTGGTACAAATAATGGTGGAACACTACTTGCAACCGTTGATGGATTTACTTACAACCCTGCCTTTGTTTCTGGTACTATTTCCTCTGCACGGGGTGTAGTTATACAGCCTATTTTTAGTGGAGCTACTATTACTAGTTGTGATGGAATTCTTATTGATGACCTTACCTCAGCGGTTGTATCTAATTCAATTCGTTCCTTAGGCACCTCTCCGATGTTACATACTGGTAATGTTCGCATTGGAGA